TTAACTCGCCGCCGCCATTGATTTCGGAAGCAAAGAAGTCCGCCGAAAAAACAAAGTTCACTAAGCATATTCCTCTACATCAAAATCATCGAGCCATTGCTCCATATCATATTCCTCAAGAGGAATAGCTGCTTCTATAAACTTTTTAGATTGATTTTCGAAAGTAAACTCTTTTAAAATATATTCTTGGAGCTGTTTGGCTTGTTTCTTAAACCGGCCATGTTCCTTGAGAACCTCACGAAGTTTCATTTTATATGAACCCTGTTGTGGGAAGCACCACATAGAATCCGGTTGAACTACTCCTTCCCAATGCGCTTCCTTTTGAACTTGATGCAAATCATAATCAACTTTTGCAAAATGAGCTTTCATTTTAGTGCGCTTCTTTTTGTCTTTTGTTGGTTTGTAAAGGAAATCTACATGACCACTCCAAGCCGGGGCAATTACGGGCAAACCTGAATAAGCGGCTTCAAACAATGGAAGGCCAAAACCCTCTCCATGAGAAAGAGAAATAAGTGCTTTAATCCCTTTTGCTTTATAAAGAGAGTGCATTTCTTGATCGGTAAAATCTCCATGTAAAAAATAAACCTTACATTGTCTGTTATCGTAGCTTTGCAAAAGAGATTCAAGTTGCGTCCGGACTCTTTTTCGATCAATTTTTGAGCCACCTTTTTGAAAAGTTTTTACAATCAAGCCTACGTCTGGATTATCAAAAAATTCTTCAACAAACCATTTTATTGTGTTTGCTAGATTTTTTCTGGGGCCAAATTGAGCCACAGTTAAAAAATTAAATTTTGTAGAGGTATTCAGATCTAACGATACCTCTTCAAATGTTTTTACGGGATAATGTACCACATCGACTTCTTTTTTACACTTGAGAAATCCTTTTTCACCAGTTCTTTGATCGGTTCCTTCATATACAGTATTGAGAAATGTCTGCTTTGAATGTTCTGAAATGGTTATAATTTTATCCATCTCATTTCCTTTTCCAAGCCATTGCGGTGCCACTTTTGTAGTTTCAATGCCAGCAGTAACGCCAATATTCACCGGAGCCATTCTTTCCCACTCATTGGGAATTGTCACTTGAACGCTAATATCAAATTGGCCGCCTTGTTGTTGATATAAAGCAGTTTTTTTAATATTCTCATCAAGCCATTGCCTTTCTTCATCATCTTCCCAAATCCAATTCGATTGTCCCCAAGGAAGTGGCAATATATAAATATCAATTTTATCTTCAATCTCTCTGAGACATCTTAAAACAAATCTTGCATGTTCTCCATAGCCAGTTCTTGTTAAAACGGGTGCGCGGACGATAACTTTTTTATTCATTTGAGTTCCTCCAGAATCCAGCGTTGAATTTGTTTTCTTGTTTCCCAAGATCCTTCTTCTTCGTGAATCTGTAACATATAATCAACCCATTTTTGATTAAAGTCGTCAAAATTATAATTTTTCATAACATGCTCGCGACCTTTTTCTCCAAGAGCTTGACGTTCTTTGCTAGAGAAATTATACATCTTTTTGAGTGCTTCAACGAAATCCCTTTCATTTAAACGATCTTCTTGAATCCAAGGAATGTCTTGAGATCCGATAACAGTTTTTGAGGCGGGTTCGAGACCTATACCAAACCAATTTTCACCATCTGTAACTTGTTCCTGAAGACCACCAGTCATTGTAACGATAATTGGAGTCTCGCAGGCAAGAGATTCGAGAGTTGCAAGGCCGAAGCCTTCAGCATCAGAAATATTTATCGTGCAATCTGCAGCGTTGTACATTCTTGCCAAATCGTTAGGAGCAACTTTCTTTTGAGAGAAAAGAACTTGTCCATTGTTGAGTCCAAGCTCTTCGGCAATCATTTGTAAATCTTGACCATGGGGATCTTTTACTTCAGTGTGCATAACAAGCATTGCTTTGTCGTCGCCAACTTCCTCCAGAAACTTTTTAAACCAAAAAATCAAAGTTCCGCTTTGTTTTCTTCGAGCGTTTCGATTATTCCAGAAGAAAACAAATTTCTCTGGGTCATAAAAATCACCAAAGCTTTGTTTCTTAAAATCATCAGCGTTTTCTTTTCCGAGGGGTTTAAAAATCTCAGAACTTACTGCATGAGGGATATATTCGGAAGATATATCTGGAGCAACCGTTTTTACAATGTCATCCGTAACTTTTGAAATAGCTGCAATTCTATCATTTGATTCATAAAAAACCTTATTGTAGGTAGGGTATGGATAATTATCCCAAACGTGATAATAGACCATAGGAGCTAAAGGCCTAATTTCATTCTCCATTTCCCATAACCAGCCCCAAAATCTTGGATCTGTCATAAACCAAAGGATATCTGGTTTTTCTTGACGGAAAACGGAACGGACCATATCTGGACTTCCATAGCCGTCTACAGGAAAAATAATCCAATCATCTCCATATTCTTCTGTTTTCAAGGGCTTATACTCTTGGTGTTTAATTGCCCCTCCGAAACTGATTACCTTGAATTTACCAGAATTCAAGAGCGCTTCGAAGATATATTTTGATTGAGTTCCGACGCCGGAAGGACTTAGTGGCATATCGCCAAGAGTGAAAACCTTAATTTTTTCGTTCACTTGTACCTCATTTACAATGTTTTGTTTTGTAGAATTCGCAAAGACCATATTTGCCATGACAAGAAAGTCGATTTTTAATATGTCTTTGTTTTTTAATATTGTACACTGCTTTATTTAATAATTTAAGTGCATTTTCAATTTTTTTAGCACCTGTTGTGACTTTAAAGAATTCTACTTGATTTTTTTTCGCTGTTCTTTTCAATAAAGCAAAATGTGTTTGGGTATCTTTTAAATCGACATTGTGCTTTTGACACCAAAAATATTTATAAAGAGTTAATTGGTAAGTTGTTATTTTATCTGTCTTTCTTCTGGTGTCCCAACCCCAAGAACAAGTTTTCCAGTCAATAACGTGATGAATTCCATCTTTTGTTTTAACCACAAGGTCAATGAAGCCTTTAAAGTCGTAATCAGCGTCAACGATTGGTTCAAACAGCTTTTCTTCGATAGAAACAAGCTCAAAGGCACCAAAATACTGTTTTAGTGCCGGTAACACATATTTAACCAGCTTTTCACCTTGTTCTCTCATCTCTGTGATTAATTTTTGTTGGAAATCATAATTTGAGTTTGCTTCTTTGAGTTTTTGGAGATTATTAAGGAATTCTTCTTGAAACAATTTTTTGAAATCAACATCTTTCTCTTGAACAATATTTTCACAAACTGTATGCATAGATGTACCAAAAGCCGTATGTTCGTTTCCAGCAAACGGATTTATTCGTTCAATATAATTTAATTTATGCTTCCATGGGCAATTAGCCCATTCTTTAAGCTCTGAATATGAAATGTGTGCCATTTTACTTTAAAGAGGGGTTTTTCTTTTTGCTGCTTTGTTTTTTGAAAGTTTGTACTTTCTTTTTGTAAGTTTGTGTTTTCTTTTTTGGAGCGGGGGGCTTTTCAAGCTCAAAAACCCATTCTCCAGAAACAACTTCTGTTTTTGAAAAATTATTGATTTTACATCCCGAGATCACCTTACTAATTTTTTTATCAGGGTGGATTTTATTAAACTCTTCCATGATGACGGCATTTCCAATAACCTTTCTATGCTCAAGTTTGCATTTATATTGAGCTTGAAGTTCAAGTGTAATTTTTACCTTGTGATCTCCAAAAAAATCAATTTTCATTTTATTTATATTCCTTTCCAGTGTCTAAAATTTTTGAAACCTTATCGAAAAGAACAGGACTCAAATCTCGTAATTTAAAAGGATCGCCCAACAAATAGTTTTCAAATCCGTTTGCCCAGTATTCTTTAAGAGAAGTAATGGCATAAGGAGAATAAAATAGTCCAGACGCCGCTGTTCTTAAATAGTCATAGCCTAAATCTTGATGAAGATGCTTGTCAAAGCTCTTATCATAATCAGGATTTGTATAGTATAACATATTTGTTGTTGGTTTGTCAATCAAATGATATAAAGACTGTCTCTTCGCTAAAAATTCAGATTCCAAAGCATTATCTCCATAGATAATATCATTTAATTGTTCATTGCTTTCTATCGAGTGGGCAATCTCATGAACAATGTCATCTATAAGATCTTCTGCATTGTCTTGGTCATTTGAAATGTAAATTGCGCCGTCTTTGAAAAGCGCATTAAAATCTTGCCCCTTTTCTTTCAAATTGTCAAAGTTTGCAACATAGATCATCTCAAAATTATTCATAAGGTGTTCAGGGACGACTTCTTCGATCTTTGATAAAGCAGAAGCAAAATTTATATCATTCGTGAACGGTTTTACCATATAAACCTGATGACCGTGAAGACGATAAACTCGTTCGAAGAGTTTAATCGATGAATTTTTTATATATTCTTCCAAAATTGTTTTAGGCTGTTCTTGCTGTTTTAATGTCTGCCATTGCTTGCTGATATCCCCTAATAAAGTTTTCTTCAGCGATTGGGAGCAGAAACTCAGGGAATTCCGAAGCCATGACCTCAATAATCATTTCTACGTTCACTTCGTCATTCTTTGGATCTAATTGCTTGCCGACATATTCAACAAGCCAAGATTTTACTGGTGTTTCTTTTTCCACTTTCTTTAAAAGCTCTGGACTCTCATCTACATTATATTTCATCTTTTCCTCCATGTCAAGTAAATAATAATATTTTTTTATTAAAAATTAAAGAATTTTTGCTGCGATTGTTGCAACAGAAGATCTCTCTCCTTTTACAAGCGTGACGTGTCCCGAAATATCAAGAGTTTTAAATTTTTCAACTGCGTGAGTTAAGCCATTTGAAGTCTCATTGATATAAACGTTATCGATTTGTTCGATGTCACCCGTTAGAATGATTTTTGTATTTTCTCCCACCCTCGTAAGAATAGTCTTCAATTCATGAGCGGTTAAATTCTGTGCTTCATCGATAATAATAAAAGCATCAGAAATCGACCTTCCTCTTATATAGGTCAAGGCTTCGATTTCTATCATTCCATTTTCAATATACATATCTAAAGTTTCCCTATCGTTCCCCATTAAAAATCTTAGATTATCTTGAATAGGGGCCACCCAAGGAGACATTTTCTCCTCCATTGTTCCCGGCAAAAATCCAATATCTCTGCCCATTGGCTGAATTGGCCTTGAAATGACTAGACGTTTGTAAATTGAATCTTCCATTACATGTTGAAGTCCGGTGGCAACCGCTAAAAGAGTTTTTCCCGTTCCTGCGGAGCCGACGAGAGTAATAATAGGAACATTTTTATCTTTTAATAATTCAAGCGCAAATACTTGTTCTTTGTTTCGGGGTTTCACCCTCCAGACACCTTTCTTATGGGCGCCGTTTAACCTCTTAAGAGGCGTATTATAATTGATGAAACGCGCAAGGCCAGTTTTCTTCTCGTTTTGATTCGAAACCAGCATAATGAATTGATTGGGCATTAATTCTAATTCTTCTTTGTCGATGAAAATCTCTTCGTCATTGTAAAATCTGTCAACGACGACTTCATCAAACAAATGGGTCGTGAGTCCTGTGTACAAAAGACTTGTATCTTTAACTGCTTGATTTGTTTGATAATCTTCTGTAATGAGGCCAAGAGCATCGCATTTTACGCGCATATTTATATCACGAGTAACAACAACCACTTTTTTCTTTGGAAATTCTTCTTTTTGATTTAGAGCAACAGCGATGATTTCATTATCTGGTACAGAAATATCCAATCCGGGGGGCAGATTTTCATTCTTGCACAGTTTTACAGAAAGAAGGCCCTTTCCTTTCTCAATACGAACCCCTTTATAGAGACTTCCCTGTTCTCGAAGAGAATCAAGATTTCTTATAATCTCTCTTGCGTTTATTCCAACGCTGTCTTGCCGTTTTTTGTTATTGTCGATTTCTTCTAAAACTTTTAAAGGAATTACAATATCATTATTCTCATAGGCGCGAAGAGAATCAGAGTCTGTAAGGTAAACACTGGTATCGAGAACGTATATTTTTTTTGTCATAAAAATTAAAAACTTTTTTCAACAATGTCGCACATTTGTGATACATTCGCTAAAGCGTATTATAAATAGTTTCACTTTTTTCTTTTTTATAAACCGAATAATCGTTTTGATTTCATATTTATTTTAAGGAGCGAATAATCGCAATGGAGGTTCCTTTATGTTTTTTAAAAGAATAATTAGTGTAATTCTCGTTCTGTTAACCCTATCCTGTGGCTCATCTTTCAGCACTATTAAAGAAAATGAACTTCCTAGGAAATCTTATCTCTTTATAAAACAAGTCCTTACGGTCGAAGTATGTTCTAGCAAAGATAAAAAATGTCAATTGAAGAAAGAAGTAAAAGTTGGTTCTGGCTTCATAGTCAAAATAACCCCATTAGGATCTTTTGCAATGACTGCGGCGCATGTTTGTCTTGATAAAAACAAAAGACAAAACAACATTGCAATGAAAGTAAAGACTCTCGATGGTAGATATTACAAAGCAAAAATTGTTTCGTATGATAGAAAAATTGACGCTTGTATGATGTTTGTTGAGGATTTAGTTGATGGTGTCGAAGAAGTAAAGCTCGCAGAAGAGGGGCCAAAAGTTGGCGATAAAGTTATAAATATTTCCTCTCCATTTGGAATTCAATATACCAATGTTGTTCCAATTTTTAAAGGAACGTTCGCGGGAAGAACAGGTTTCAATGGTTTTTATACATTTTCAAGTGGACCCGGAGCAAGTGGTTCAATGATTCTCAACAGCAATGGAGAACTAATTGGATTGGTTCATTCTATTCATTATATGATGAACGAGATAGTTGTTGGAGTTCCGTTCACTAACTTAAAGCAATTCATTAGAAAAAACAGACTAAAATACTTTCCAGAAGTTACCCGCTTCTACGATTCCAAAGAGCTTAATAGATATCAAAAACTATCTACGAGTCCAAACCAGTCCGCCGGATCGATTTTTTACAAACTCTATTAAATTATAGAAGTTCATGCCAAGAAGCTCACCATCAAGAATAAAATCTTGAAATTCTTTTTTAGCAAGCTGATTTATTAAAGAATCGAGGACATGTTCAAGAAGATGATCGAAGTGTTCCTTTTTATTCGTCATGCTCATGGAATAACGAAGGTTAAAACATTCCACAGTGCCGTCAAAAAAAACAATATCTGTAGAAGCTGATTTGGGGTTAAAGGTTAATTTAATTGAAAAATTTTGGGGGGTGCAAACGTAATCTCTTTCTTTGATAAAATGCTTGTTCATACATGACTAAATAGAAATTTATCAAATACTGACATAAGCTCCTTATATTTTTCTCCATGAACTGCATGAAGACTTGCTGCAATGCTACTTAAAATGGAATTTCCGTCTTGAGGAGTGAAACAAAAACCAGTTACTTTCGTATTTCCACCAACCCTGTTTAAAATCAATGAATTTTCTGCAATGACGGTGTGATTGAAAATTCGTCCATAGTATCCATGGTCGCGGCCAAATGAAAAGACTTTGTTTGTGAGATTTTTCTTAGTCAGTGCAATGAATTTGTTTTCTTGAAACTTTTTCAAAACATCTTCTTTGGAAGGGCTTCCTTTGATTTCAACACAAAAGCGAAGAATATGCATATATTGAGAATTGATCTTCAGGGCGCTTGAAAAAAGATTCGGATGATGATGCATCGTTGCAAAAAGATCATAAGAGTCTCGTGCGTGATGAGTTCCAAAAACAAGATCCTTATGTTTACCAATCTCAGGAGAGGCAATAAAATCTCCTTCTTGGCTGATGTCATTTGCTCTGCGGATACAAGTAAAATCTCCGCTCACAACATTTAACATATTTCCAGAAGATAACGTATCCACAATAGAAGAAATATTATGAGTATTGCAGCTTACCACTTGTATAAATTGAGGCTGTTTCTTTAATAGAATTTCATCATTTATTCCAAAAGCATAAGGAACGCCAAAGTTTTTTTCGCTCCCTTGGGCAATAAAGACTCTTTTATTTTCTTTAGCTCCGCATTCTTTTACCTTGAGAAGTGGTAGATAATGTTCTTCTTTTGCTTTATTGCCTGCAGGAGTACAATCTATAACAACATCTGAAATTCCCAAGGCAGCCTCGTAATTAAGAACTGGTTCATGTCCCAAATCTTGAAATTCTTTGACCCTTTCTTGGTCAACGACCAATTTAGCGCCTCTTTCTGTTAAACTGTTGACTTTTGCCACTTCATCTTCAAGAGGTGTTCTTTTATGAAAGAATACGTTTATCTCAAGCTGATCTTTAAAGTCTGAAAGGAGGCCAATCAAAGGTTCTCCAATGGTTCCCGTTCCAATAATTAAAACATTCTTTTTCATCTAATTTTTTCCTTTGAAGAAATTTCATGAGAAGAAACAAACTGAACTTTTTTGTTTTTGTTCTTAAGTTCAGAAAGAGTAAGATACTGATTAACATTCCAACTCAAGTATTCAATGTCCTCGATTATGTAAATTTTGTTCTCAAAGAAGACTTTGGAGCCAATCAAAACCTTGTTTCCATCTTTGTCAAAAGCAAACCGCTTTGTTGACATTATTTCTTTCCTTTTTTCTTCTTTTTGGATTTTTGAACAAGTTCAGGTTTATTCCAGAACTTTATTTTATAAGAAGAGCCACTTTTCCCGCATCTTCTTACTTTTACAATTTCATGAACCTTTTCAAGTTCTTTTCTTTTCGAATCAGCTTCTTCAAAAGTTTCAAAAGTACCGAATGTTTTCCAAATTTTAAAAACTAAATCTTCCACGAAGGTTACCTCTTATTGTTAAACATTATGATATCAGACTTTTGAGGAAATTTTAAGAAAAAAATCAACAACCACACTCAAAGTGAACAAGTTCAAGACGCAGCTTTTTGATGTTTCTTTGCCATTTCTTTAAGATTCTTAAATGTTTAGGAGTCTCTCTGCATCTGCCTCCTTTTTTTGGAGAGCGAACTCCCGTAACCCATGCAGCAATCCAATTTCTTTTAGGAGTTCTATATTTGCATAGTTTTTTAACTTTGGGAAGCATTCTTACAATATGTTGCATCCAGCCATGCGCTGATGAGACAGGATCAAAGCGGTTTGTTCCATACGCCCTTTCATAAACTTTCCACATTTGCAGAATACCAATAGCTTTTGGAGTTTTTCCATTTTTGCTGAATTTTCTATCACCTTTTGCATTTGGATTAAAGCCAGACTCCATGCAAGCCGCAGCAAGCAACATTCCACGAACTTTTGGAGGAGGGCTGTACATTTTTTCGATTTGAACAAGTTTCCAAAGCAAATTAACATCAACAATTCTTCTTTTGGAAGAAATACAATTATTCTGCGCCTGATTCACTAATTCTTCATAAGAAAAAGGCTTTTCTTCGGCAAAAGATAACTGTGGGATAATCAAAACAGATATTATTATCAAATTAAACATTACATTCCTTATTAACTGGTGGAGGTGTCGGGAGTCGAACCCGAGTCCAAAAAAGATTAAAAAATATGTCATTCACAAGGTTAGTTGATTATTTGAACTTCAACAAACTTAAAACCCGCTTGCGCGTACCACCAGTTTTTCTTAAAACTGGAAATGTTTAGTATTTGTTTAGAAAGTTACTAAAAACTTCCGATTAAGCAGCGAGTGCGTAATCAATTTCAACATTATTGTTGGCAATTAAAAAAGTTGAGTATTTTTACTGTATTACTCATACAGCCTTGCACATTAAATTTCTTTCTTCTCTGTCGAAACCATTTCACCCCCAGATTCAAAAAAGGAAACTGTTTTATATTTCTTAAGTAATTTTTGATATTCAGAATAATTTATACCAAGAAATAAAGCTCCCTCTTTTTTAGTTCTTGAAATACTTAGTGCTGTTTTTAAAAGAGCATCTGTAACAGCTTGTTTTGAGACTCTCCAAACAGGAAGTCCATAGAGTTTACCACATAAAAATCTTGTTGTCAACTCAAGTTTTACTGCTATTATTTCTTCAAGAGAGAGATCATTCAGATCAGTTAAAACAGAATCTGATATTTTATCTTCAGCCTTTAACTTATTGATTACACTGTATCTTTTAGAGAGTTGTTTCTTATTTTTTAAATCTTTAATCTTAAATCTCTTTACAAACTTCAAAATTCATGATAGAATAAAATTAAATAAGTATTAAATAATAGAAAGATTAAAAATCATCAGAACTTAAATTAAGCTCATCCACATCTTCAGGTGGGAGAAGAGCCGGGGCAGTAGGAATTCCCAAACCTTCAAGTTCTTTTTCAGCATTTTGAAAATGTCCAATAACTGGCTCTTGAGTAACATCAGCAAATCCTGATCTTTCCGAACCTAACATATTTATAAAAAACCATTTATAAAACTTTTCAGAATCATCTCCTCTTAAAGTATCAAAAGCTTTAAGAACTGTTGTTTTGGTATTGTGAAAAGTTTTCATAGCCGCGTCGGGTCCGGTTCTATCCATATCATCAGGTGCAGATACAAGATCAGAAATTCTTGAATCTTCTTCTGCTTGTTCAGCTTCTTCTGGTGTCGGTTCTTCCTCTTCTGGTTCATTGACTTGAAGATCTGGATCAGTAACTTTCATTACAATTTTATCATCTTCACCGTCACCATCCAAATCCTTTCCTTCTTTAAGATCGACCTCTTCTTCCTCGGTCTCTTGTGCTTTAAACCCGCTTTTAGCGACTTCAGCAGCAGCTTTTTCAACGGCATTTCGTCTTTTAATATCCCCAGAAAAGGCTTCTTTGAAAAGCCATTCCCAAGTCATCAAATAAGCCTTTCGTTGATCAGGAGATGTTGCAAGTCTCATATAGGCATCTTTTGAAACTACATAAATGGAATCAAGAACGACTCCAAGTTCGTTAACTCCAGTGGAGGCATGAAATTGTTTATCTTTAGCCTCTTTGATGAATTTTTTCAAAGCTTTACGAAGACGTTTTTCGCTAATTTTTTGTTTATTTTCAACTTCATTCATTATGAAATAGCTTCTTCTAATGAGTTCTCTTAGTCTTTGTTCACCCTTGAGTTGAAATTCTGACATTTATTGTTCTCCTGATATTTTTAATAAATAGTTTGCAAGTTTAATAGTGGTTTCTTCGATGGGTTTCTTCGATGGTTTTCTTTTTCTTTTTCGAATTCCAAAAGGGCCGCCCGCGCCTTCAACTGCCCCAGCGCCCATAGCAGAAATTTCTTCAAGGTCTTCTTGTTCTTGGCCGGTTTTAATTGTCACTTGGTTTTCTTTTTCTTTTAGCTTATCAGCTATCATGTTTTTTATCTCTAAACCTAAATCTTCTAAAGAAAAAGTTTCTTCTGGTTCGTTGTGAACGTTATCTCTGTTTGGCTCATCAGGCGCAACCTTATGATTCCCACCAAGATTTTGGCCCAAATGTGCTCTTCCAACTCCAAACATTGTACCGTCATTATTAGATTCGGCCATTTGTGATCTTGTTTCACGAGCTTTAAGCTTGGGGACAACTTTTGCAAGGGAATTCATTACCTTTAAAAAGTTTGAAGGGTTGCGACAGTTTTTAAAATCAGCAGTTTCCCAAACCTCGTTAGCAGCGACGAAAATGATAGCATCAAACAAGTCCAATTTCTTTGACAAGTTTGGTGTCTTCTTCAGCCAACTCTTAATAAGAGGACTTTCTCTTCTCAATCCACTAAAACCTGTTGGATCGGTTTCGCTTTTTTGAAAAAGTATTTGTTTCTTGTTCTGATAAACATAAGCTAATTTAACGTCCTCGGGTATTAAAAATTCTCTCCCAAGGAATGAAAAAAGCTCTTGCAAGGAACCATAAAATTCATAAACCAATTCGTGATGTTCATCGCTCGTTAGCGTTAATTTAGGAAAACACCCCTTTAAGGTTTTTAAGAAAACTGAACTAAACCAGCCATCAACATAAAGATGAAACTTTTTTGCGGCCATTTTAAGCGCTCTATCTTTTGAGTGGCCCAATTCATGAGATAAATATACCATTAGAGTTTTGAACCCTTCTTGTGGAGAACCAAATTGTTTAAACCAATACGTTGGCCACGAATAAACATTTATAGCGTTATCATACTGATTGAACTCAAGAGGTTGAGAATCCTTTGTGGCAGTTGGATCAGATTTTCTATTAAAGTTTACTGTTGTCTTTTTTATAAAATCGATAATTTCTGAAAAAACCTTATCAAAATCAATATTGTGAGTTTTTCCGCTCTTTCGTTTAATGTTTTCGAACCATCTTTTTATTTGTTTTTCTTTCTTTATAACATTTAAGAAAATAAATTCTTCTTTGGTCTTTTCAAAAGCCCTTTCGATTTGAATTTTATACTTTTCACCGTCATCTTGGCCATCAATTTCTTTGATCAGCTCACAAAAGATTCCCAGATTATACCGGGCCTCCTCTAAGCTTTGCTCAGTTTCTTCTTGACTTTCTTCGCCTCTTAATTTATCATAGACCATGTGATAAATATTTTTTGTTTCCTCTGAAACATTTGAACCAACAACTGAATTAAGAAAATTATCAAAGGTGGCTGTCTTAGCAAGATTTCTCGCCTCAGTACCAGAAAAGATTCGTGGCGTTTCCACGAATTTAAAATTATAGTGACCAGTTTCCGTTTTATCAATAGGAGTGAACTCGTGATCTGCTTTAAAATATGACGGACTAAATGCATAAACAAATTGTTTATATTGAGGTAGTCTATCGGGACCAGCCGCCAAACCAACAAGTTTTAATCCTTTCTCGTAAAGACTTGGAATAATAGAAGAGGCTAAATGTGCATTGGGAATAACATCTTGAGCCACTTCAACTTGCGGATTATCTTTATAGATGGAAGAAATGAGTTCGATTTGTTCTTGTTCGCTTAATGGGTTTTGTTCATTATCAAGACTTGAAGCGTTTCCTTTAACAACATAAATTAATACTTTATCTCCGCCAACATCAGAAAGTGAATCCACAGCAAGTTCAACCATTTTCTGATGTCCTTTGTGAAAGGGTTGGAATCTGCCGGGAATGACAATAACTTTTGGATAGTTTCCTTCATCTGGTTTATAGCTTGTTGAATTTTCAAGGTTTATTGTTTTTGAAATTCGTTTTTCAAGAGCTAAATAAATAAATTCAACAATAAAATCTTCGTCATTGTCGATTTGAAGGGTTTGTTCGTATTTTTCAATGAGCTTGACAACTGAATTGTAAATTTCATATGTTTTTCTAATTGAATCTTTGTCAAGAGTTTTTTCATTTTCTTGTCTTTTGACATTGATTAAAATCTCTTGAAGTTCAAGCTCTGCGTCTTGAATTAGATCTGATAGTTTCTTTTTAATTGTCGCCACTTCTACATTAGAATCTCCAAAAATAGCTCCAGAATCTAATAGATTGAATATAAAATCTTTTTTGTTTATCTCTTCCTTGTTGACATAATTACCAAAAACAAAGGTTTTTAAAATTTTATTGATTCTTGCGGGATGAGCGCTTGGGAGGCCCAAAATATCTACTATCAATGAATTATTAAAATCCTTTTCAAGATTTAAGAGTTCAACTCTGTCATTCCAATATTTTTTCTTTTTCAAGTCAAACTGTTCTGAAGTTCCTTTAACTTCAAAGAAGTCGCCGTCTTCTTTCTTTATCCTCAGAACAATGCCTTCCATATAAGAGTCTTCACCGCCTAAATTAGATTGTGAGTAATTTGCAAATCTATCTAATTGTTCCTGAAGGTCTTTTTTGATTTTATTAAGTCGTTGTTTGTATTCTGCTTTTTTAACAAGCTTGTTTAAATGGTTTAAGGATTCTTTATCTTCAAAGAAGCCTTCCAATCCATAAAGGTTAATATCTAATTGCCCCGGCAAAAGCATATCATCGTCATTTGAATATACTTTCCATTCGTTTTTAAAATTGTTTTCTTCTGAAAGTTGTTTAAAGTCAGAAACGATTTCAGAACTGATTTCTTGTTTGGGTCTATACCAGCTATTTTTATTACTGTCCCAAAGTTGGGCATTAAAAACAGCAAGACCACCCTCAGACCCAAATTTTTCTTTTAAATAGGGTGTCCCTACAAAAACAACTCTCCCATCGCTTGTTCCTCCGTGAGTCAACATTGGAAAGAGTTCAGAATTCATCTTAAAAGAACCGAATTTATCAAAGATTTGCTTTAATGCGTTTTGAAGTCCTTCATTGTTCATCAAAGCCTCATAAGACTTGAGAAAATCAACGGAAAATCCAAATTTCTGTTTATATGTGGATGGATATACCAAACCGCTATTGCTTGATTCGATGAAAAACTGTTTTCTTCTGTCGAGACCAATTGAAATAAAATTGGAATCCATTTTCTCAACCATATCGATTTTACTTGGATCTTCAAGGAGATCAATAGAAAAACGGTTTTCTCCGACGTTATCAGATTGATGAATCAAATAATAAATAATCTCTAGGGCGTTTTTATTCGTGAGTTTGCTTGAGCCAACAAATCTTCCAATACCTTTTCGACCTTCTTTTACAAGATTCTTAGGTTCTTCTTCGGTATTTAAAATTTTTACAATTGAATTAAGACCCGTTTCATAACTTTTTGGATCAATTCCCTTTTTAATCTTGCCTTCAAGGGCATCGACATATCGCTCTCTAATGGAATTGATTTGCTGCTTAGAAAAATTGTTTTTAACATATTCGGCCAGCGCCGTCGCATGTAAAAGTTCAGGCCCTTTAGCGCTTTCACCCAATAAAAACTTCGCAAGAGATTCTAAATCGTTGTAATCCTTTTGAAATTCAGGAAAGAACAATTTTTTAACAGTCTTTACACCTTCTTTTTCAAACTCAACTGCTAATTTCAAATGCTCGGGACTTACTATGTAACGTGCCTGAAATGGCCTATATCCTGCAGTAACTATTTTGTCCCAATCTTGAGCAAAATCAGTTTCTGGATTCGCTTTTGCAAACTCTTCAAAATGAGCTAAGTTTTGAGGCTGTTTTATCGATGCAACCGCTCGGAGGAGTATTGACGCAAAGACGCCCTTAATGTTGTGAGAGAGATCCAAAAAACTACTGTATTGTATAAATTTTGTATTAGAAACATCCCCACTTGAAACATTCACAAGATCGACTTGTAAAACTGAATCATCATCCATTTTAACGGCGAGATGAATTTCGCCTGCACCAGTTTTAGCGGCAAGCGCTCCGGGTTTTAATTTATTTAAGAATTCGGTAACTTCACGAATAGGTTTTGTCATAACGACATCGATATCTAAATCACCAAATGAAGTTTTTTGATTTAATGCGCCTTGTATTACATCTTCTGTTTCAAAGTCGTCAATTTCAATGTTTTCTGCTCCATATTTCGAAATAGCAGCGAGGCGAGTCGAACCGAGGACAAATTTGGGAAAATATGAAGGATCTATAAGATTTGCTTTTATAAGTTCGTTTAAAAGATAACCAACAATGGATTCATCACCAGATGTGTGAGTTCCATATTCAAAAGGTAAGACTTGATCTAATTCTGTATTTGAAATGGAGCGATAATGAAGTTCTTTCCCTTCGTTGGAAGAGTGGTGAGAAAGAGACTTTCGAATAAGTGATTCAGCAGCGTTACCACCCATTTATTTTCCCTCTTCTAAGATTTTTACCTGTTCTTCTAATGTTCTAACCTTCTTTTCAAGTCGGAGATTCAATAACTTTACTTCTTGAAGGTGTTTCTTGGCAACTTCAAGTTGCCTGCTTTGTCTTTGGCTTTTAGGGACCATTTCGTTAAGAATTTTTAAAACAGATTCCACATAACCTCGCGTTGAAGGCTCCGCTTTGGATTCTCCCAATAAAAATCTTCTAGTAATGGCGTTTAAGTCAATACTCACTTTACGATGTCTTTTAGAATGCTTCTAATTGACTTGCGAATGGTTTCTTCGACTTTGTTGTTTACTTTGCGCTCTTCAGCGTCAGCGGAATGAGCTTCGAGGGAAACTTCATCATCTACGCCATCTTCAACGGTATCATCTTTAGGCCAGACTTCAGAGCCGCCGCCCCAGCCAACGTTTAAATCCATAAAAGCATCGACTTCTTCTGTCAGAAGTTTGCTTTCCTCATCTTTTTTGCTAAATCCCCATGATTCCATGAGTTTGTTGTGAAAATTTACATTTCGCTGTTCTTTGATTGACATAACTGAATCTCCCTTTGTTTTGTCTGCTTTATAAATAGTTTCATAAAGTTGAATGTTGTTTGTTTTAATATGATCTTCCCAATCTCTTAAACACAAGTTACCTTGTTCATAAGCTTCGCGTTCCATATTTCTCATATGACTGTCATTTTGGGCGTAGCCGGGTTCCGTTGAATTTATATTTTCTAAGTCCCCGCGCTCATTTTGTAAATGATGAATTAGTTCATGCGCGAGAGATCTTAAAATGTCTTTGCCGTGACGACCAGTTGTAAAAATAGTAACAATTTGTTGATGAGGATCGTATTGTCCTGTTCTTCCCAAGACGTTTTTGCTATTTTCCTCATCGTCTTTGAAAACTATCTGAGGCATTTGATTTACTTTATATCTTTTCTGATAAAAGTCTGTTAAGTCGTTGGCGTGTCGTTGAAATTTAAACATAGATGTTATAATTAGTTATTTTGTTTCGATTAGGCTTTATAAAACAATAGTTTCCCAAAGGGAACTCAAATGCTTCAAAAAAATATAGAAATAAATGGCCAAAGTTGGCGTTAGTAAAAAATAGGTAAGCTTTTTGTGTCTTGCCTTCCAAAGTAAAAATGAACCTAATAAGACAATCGATAATTTTAATACAATGAAGTAGCTTGGACCAATATCTATCCATCCTCTCATTAATGGATTAGCTTCGACTGCAAGCTTGTTTTCAATCCAGTAAAGCGTTATAAACGCATCAAAGATGTTTAATACTACAAGTGTTAATAAGATTGAAAAAAAACTAATTCTTTTTAAGTTCATGGAGTGGTTGAGTTTTTACCACCACACGCTGTTTCGTCGAGAATCTCAAGAAGATTATTATACATCTCAACGGCTTTCATCGTCAATTCGTATAATTTACCACCCATTCCTGCTTGAGTCAACATTTTATAATCGTCGGCCCATCCTCCATTTATTACCATGGAAGAAGAAAATACATAAACGGCAAGTTCATCGGCAGCATTTATCATATTAGCAAGAATTTGTTCTGTTATTTTAGGATCAAAATATGTTTGACCTCCTTCGTCTGAAAATAAAATAATTACATGTTTTGCATCGTCTCGCCAACTTATATCCCATTTTTCTTTTTCAGGAATAGAGCCAGCAGTATTTGCGCCCCATTGCCATTGATTTGACGCCCAAGTTAAATCAGACAATTGATAGGGAAGCACAGCAGCACTTACTAAATTATGAATTGCTAAATATATTGCATCATAATTTTGTTCGTCTCCTCCGTTGAGAGAAAAACCTGAACTTTGAAAAATATTCATAAAAGTTTCAAAATCAACAAGGTCCGTTTCTAAAACCACTTGTTCTTTTGAAAGGCTACTATTATAAGAGGCTGTAAAAACAAGACCCCATTTGATCATCTCGGAATCGCTATAAAAAGCAGCAAATTTGTTCAAAGCAACCATAACGGCATTTATTTCTTCTGACATCGAACCGGAGAGATCAACAATAAAAAGAATATCCGTTGGTTCGAGTTCTTTATCTTCATCGATCTTGCCATCACAATTCGAATCAGTCCCATTGCACAAGTCTTCAGGTTCGGGCGTTATTTCCCCGAGACAAAGCTTTTTAATAAACTGGTTATTATCGTCATAATTGCCCCATTTGCCTGCCAAACACGTCATTTCACCGGGAAGACAAATACCCACTAACATTGTTTCCGGCGCACCACTATAACAACCAGCAAATAAATTTTCATCTGTCAATTGATTACAATTATCATCGTGATTGTTACATTCTTCTGGTTTGATCTCTCCTAAATATTTATCACACATTGTTCCGGGTGTTGTTGTGGCAGGAAGCCAATAACAAACGGCCAAACATTCTGTTAATTGCAATTCTGCACAAGTTGGATCATTTGGATCAACGCATTCACAAGTTTTATATCCCGCGCCGCATACCAAAGGACTCTCTTGACATGGGAATAAAGTGCCAATATCGTTTATCGTACAAAGGCAATCTAAGCCCTCATCTGCTTTTCCGTCACAATCATCATCCAAACCATTACAAACTTCTGTCATTGGTTGTTTAGCGGTGCAGATCCATTGTCCACTAACACAAAACTGTAAGTTTTCTTCACAATCGGTTGAGCATTTTTCTACAAGGTCTTCATCTATTAAGCCATTGCAATCATTATCGATACCATCGCATATTTCATCGTCAACTGGGCCACATTTTCCACAAGCATTTAATTGTCCCTCATCGATCTTGCCGTCACAATTGTCATCAACCCCATTACAGACTTCTTCGGGAACTTTTCCACACCCGCCACAGGCATTAGAAACTCCTTCATCAATTTCGTCGTCACAATCATTATCAATACCGTCGCAGATCTCTTCTTCAGGCTCAGGTCCAATACATTCTAAGACTCCAGCAACACAGAAATTGTTTCCCTCGCCGCATAATTTGTCACAAGTGCCCCAATCACCTTCATCGACAATTCCATTACAATTATCATCAATATTGTTGCAGACTTCTTCGATATCCTTGAAGCCTTCATCGATTAATCCGTCACAATCGTCATCTTTTCCATTACATTCTTCAGGAACGCAATCAGTTTTGCATTTGGTATAATAAATTAAACCCTTTTCGCAAGTTTTATCTTTTGTGCCGGGATATCCATCATCTGTAATACAATCAATGTTACTTTCAAGAATATGTGTGGTAGGATCGCATTCAAGTTTTTCTTCGCAAACGCCTTCTAAAACAATAGTTGGAGGGTCGGTACATTCATCAATACAAATTTCTTTCTGCCAGATTGCATCAAGGGGAGGGCAAAAATAGCTTTCGCATCTAATACAGTCTTGTTCGTAGGTATCTTCTTCTATTTCTTCCGTTTCGTCAACATCGTAATTTTCCGAATCGTTTTCAATAGGAATGTCTGCATCCATCTCGGGATAATCATAAACAGTCTGATCAGAATTCGATTTACCATCATTGTCACCACATGCCACTATCATAAAAACCACTAAAAACATAACAATTAAAATGTTAAGAATTGTTTTTATTAGCTTTTTGAAGTTAGATGTCACATAAATAATTATACACTATGATTTGTTTTTTGGAACAAATGTTTTTTTATTTATAAGTTTGGGGGAGTTTGATGACTCTAACTGAGAGGATTTTGTCGCCCTCTTCGTCTTTTAACGAAGCGATTCGTTGTTTGAAGGCATATAAAAATTCTGTTTGAGTCATTGCGGGGTTTGCAAGAAATTTTATACTTAAAGTAAGATATTTATTGTTGTTTCGATCTTTTTCCATCTTTGAAGTTGATTTGATAATAGTAACTCCTTCGATGGCACGGATTTTATTGAAAATAGAGCCATAAAGCTGCGTATTCTGTTCAGCCTTGATTTGGATTTCCATTGTGTAGTGTTCAAGTTCTTCTTTTAGGAATTTTTTCCAATTTTCAAGTAAAGGTTTCATTGACATTTTATAATTTTCCTTTAACCCAATCATTTAAATCGCCGTCCTTGACACCTTTTTTTATAGGTCCAAACAAGCCTGTTAAATCCTCTGGATTTCCACTGGGCGACATGAGTTTTACTTTCTTACCAAGTTTGCCAAACACGCTATCGGGTGACGGATATTTTCCAACTCCAAGTCCTGTTCTATTAATGCGCCGGAAAGCTCCCGCCTGAATGCCTTGTTCGACCATATCTTTAATTTTAGGATCAGACCAGATTCTTCTGGGCCAGTCGTCCCCAAACATATTGGCAAGTGTATCATCCCAAGTAAGGCAATCTTTCACGCATTTTGGATCAAACTGCTTAGTTGAATCTAAAAGCCTGTCATATAATTTTGTATCGCCTTTGCCGAATCTTGGATCTGGAATGTCTTGAGAACCTGCCTTTATCCGAGGACTGTCCACCGGAAGAAATTTTTCATAGCGGCCATCCACTTTTTGTCTCCCAACTGGCGTCCAAACCCTCGGCGAAGCAACTATTTTTCCAGATTTATCTACCATTTGATAAGAAGTTCCAGAACTGTACATAAAAGTCACGGGCTGCATTGCGCTTTCATCGAAAACACGAACGAAAACACGCCCGTCTTTGTCCACAAAAACACCTAAAGGCTTTCCAGTGTTCGGATTCATCGTCGGAAAAAGACCTTTGACTCTTCCCATTCGAGTCACTTTTGCTGTCTGACCGGGTTTTAGTTTTCGCTTCTTGCGCCAGCCCCCTTTTCTGAGACCTTTCTTTTGACCCTTTTTGAGACTCTTCAACAACAAACTTCGAGTGGCGTTTGCGGCCTTCACGCCCTTGGGACCAGCTTTACTAATTTTTTTAAGGGCAGTTTGATATACTTTAAATGAAAGTTTGCCGCCTTTTGACAAAGAACTTAGAATGGGCAATGCCCCCAAGCCTGATAGCACAAGCATAAAAGCCGTTCCATAGGAAAGGTCACCTTTTTGAAAAATTTCTCGCTCTGCTATCCTATATTGTTCTTTCGCCGCATCATGCCCTGTTATTCCGGTCGGATCAACCATAATGGCAACAAATTCTGCTTTTTCCTTGGTCGTTGAATCAGCAATGCTCGAAATAAGACCCTCACCTACAGCATATATAAGTTTGCCTGCGAAGACAACATCACCCGGCAATTCATTCACTACTTTTTTCAAACCTTGAATTGCCTTTTTAGAAACCGCCCTTGTTATTCCAAATCCTCCGTATTGAGTTTGCCCTTTCTTTATATGTGCTAATTGTTTTGCTTTTTCTGGATCTGGTTGAACTGTTTTCTTGTCTTTGTCTCGTTGGGCAATGCGATTAAACAAATCGTCATCACCAGCTTCTTCGGACAAAACCTCTTTTTGATACCTTCGCCAATTTTCAAGTATTAATTTCATTAGTACATATACTCTTTATATTGTTCGGCATATCCACGAGCAAGTTCTAGAAATTTTTTATAACCGGCAATTCCGAAATCAGCGGCAAAGCCACGTTCAGTGTGGGAATAATAAGGAAGCGCAATTGTTTCATCTTTTATAATTTCAGGTAGTCCGTCGTAGCCTTTGTCGGCATCTTTTTCTAATTGATCAAATACACCACCTTCTTCTATAAATTTATCTTTTAATTCTTC